ACGCGAAAGTGATGTGGTTACGCGCTTGACTCGCCTGTAGGCCTTGCAGTTACGCAGGTTACGCAGACTTGCGGAGTTTCCCGGTTTGCACAAACGTTCGACACACATGATTCTGGAACATGAATTGAGCGCTCGCGCCCGCGCACATATGGGGCAGAAAAGTAGGCAAGTCAGCGTAACCTGCGTAACTGCAAGGGTTTGCGCCGAGTCAGGCGGCGAGACACGCGTAACTGCAAGGGTTTGCGGGCTACTCATCGCTGCTCATCCCCGTCGATTCAAAGAATTTTCCAAGCGGTTTGCGGAAGGCCTGGACGCATTCGTAGGCCCAGAGCCCCTCAGTCGTGCCTTCCGACGCCCCACAACCGACGGGAATCCATATCCTCACCGTGCGGCGCCCGTTCTCGGCATCGTCGAGCTTGACCGGCTTCAGGCGCACCATGGGCTCTACCCCCGTCTGGCTCGAAATCAGCGATACCGTTTTATTGACCGTCTTGGAAAACTGTTCCTGCGGCGGCGGGAAACGCTCACCGGAGACCATTGCCCAACGTTTGAAGGCCTGATAAAGCTGATCGACCGAACAGACCTGCAGAGGGAGCGGGAGATACCCGCGCAGCCACTCGCGCACAAAGCGCTCTGCGGGCTTCAGTCCAAGATCGATTAGGTCGCGCTTGGCGGCCGTCATCGGAGGAATATCGAATTCAGAGAAACCGCCGAGATCGAGATTCAGCAGATGCTCGTGGAACGCCTGACTGCCACCGGAGGTAAGACACTTGGCCACGCGCAGGTAGAGATCGTCGACGCGCCTAGGCGGCGTATAGACGACAAAGTATCTTCGGTCGCCCACCTCAAGTGCCAGCGGTTGATGCTCGTTCGACAGGAACCCCACATTGACGTGATTGGCCTCGGTGCGCAGCGGCATCATCTTGGTGTTGATCTGGATCGTCTCGCCGGTGATGAAGGCCTTAAGTTTGTTCTTGTTGTGATACAGCTCCTGCCGCGCGACAACCTCATCGCCGATCAAGAACAGCTTCTGCGATGCCCAGTCGTTGAACTTGTCTTCCAACTGGTCCTGCCCGACGACCAGAGCGTAGCGCCCGTAGATCGAGGCGACGATCTCGAAGAACAGATTCTTGCCCGCGCCCTGCGGTCCGTGAAAGACCAGGGCCGAGCGCATCTTGATCCCGAGCTTCTGCAGCGGCAGCGCCAGCCACTTCAGACACCACTGGACAACTGCTTCAACCTCCTCATCGGTCTCCGCACTGTCGCCACACAAGTGGCGCAACAGCTCCATGATCGCGCCGATATCGCCCTTTTTAGGCGTCGATGGGATGCCGTCGAACAGGTTGATTTCCGGCGGGACGCACTGCCCGCTCGGGCTGAAAATCAGTTGCGCAGGCAGGATCATGCGCCGTTCTCCGGCCGCCAGCCACATCTTGACGTAATCGCTGCCAAAGGCCAGGCGCAGGTGATTGACCTTGAGCAGGATGCGCGTTCTCAGGTCGTAGCAGGTATCGGTGCCGTAGATCAGCACGAACTGACCGAGCAGTTCCTCGTAGCGGTTCCAGTCGATGGTCTTTTCTGGTTTCGGGGAAGAATTTTTCTTACCCTCTTCCTTTTTAGTCACCGCCGGCCCTTCCCCATCAAGGGGAGAGGGGGGGATTTTTTCCGGGGAGACAAGGCGCGGTTTTGGGGGTCTCCATCCGCCGTTCATTGCCAGCTTGAAGATCGTCGCGCCGGAAATTCCCTTGCCGGGCTTGAAGCTCTTCCAGTGCGATTCGAGCGTCTTTTGACCCGGATACTTCGACCCTTTGGCTGACCAGTAATCCCAGACCGAAAAAGCGCCGTCGCCCAGTTCGGCATGGATCGCCATCCCGATCTGTATCCACTCCTCGTAGCCCGACTCCGGCGAGACGTAGGCCAGCGCCGATTCTACTTTCGCGCGGCCATCGAGCATTGGCGGCCCGGACTGTGGACGCGCTGCCGCCTTTCCTTTGGCCATATCGACAGTCTTTTTCAGGCGGGCGATAATGGACTCATCGATCGTTGCCACCTGCGGCGGCGTTCCGGGGTAGGGCATCCCGGTCACCGTGAAATACTGGCTCCCGCAAAACACCTCAAGGCCGATGTCGTTGGACTTGAACGAGGCCGCGATCTGGCCCTCGACGATGATATGCACGCCCTTGCGCGACGGCGAATATTCGGTGTAGCTGGCGCAGGCGGAGATGATATTGCTCGCGCGTTCAGCGATCTCGCCCGTCTCCGCATCGATCGCGCCATCGATGTCGATCCCGATCAGGCCGTCTCCGGGGAGAAAAGCGAAGCCAAGGCCTGTGAATTCCAGTCCATCACGCGGCGACTTGCCGGCGGCCAGAGCTGTACAGGCCACAGTGAATGGCACCAGCCCGGATCGATCCGACGGGCTCCCCTGAACACCCGTGCGCCTCTCGCCATTGGCGTAGTACGGCATCTTGAACGGCTTCGGTTTACCCGGCTTCGGTTCGGAGCGCCACAGCAACCACTGCGGACGGGCGCGCATGGCCTCGGGAACTGCCGAGTAATCCTCGGCCATTGGAGCAGCGACGGTCATACCCGCCGTCGGGCGCGCGAGCGCTCCAGATCGTTGTAATCCTTGCAGCACTCGGCATCGCAGAATCGCGCCCGGAGATCAATCTCCGACTTGCAGTAGTGGCAGCGTCCGACGAACGGCAGCACGGGGTGGCGGAAACTCAGCGCCACGTCGCGATCAAGCTGCTCGATGTCGGTGGCCTGGTCGATGGCGTCCATCAGGCCACCCGGCGCACGGCGGTGGCGGTGATCGTCTCGATGCGGGTGGCCATGCTGTGCAGGGATTTCGTCGCCTCGACGAACTCGCGCTGCAGGCGGGCTATCTCGTCTTCGGGTTCGACCGGCGCCGGCTTGAGGTAGCCAAGCTCGACGGCCAGGTAATTCATCACCGCGTGGTTACCTGCGGCACGCGCCAGGCGTGCGATCAGCACGATCTGCTCGGGTGTAAATCGATGGCGGTTATCGTGATTCAGGCAATCGCGGACGCGCCCGGCGGCCTGATCGACCGGCATATCGGGGAAAAGCGTAGCACCGACCTGCTTATTACCGCCGCAGGCATTGACGGCCTCGCGGATGGCGTCAGTTATCGTTTCGTGGATCAGTTGCATCTGCATCACTCCCTCCTGTTATTTGCTGGTGAGTGCTTGTGCGTGAATCACGCACACTCACGCACAACGGATTTACGAGAAAAAAAACAGACTGAAGCCATGACTACAGCGAACCCACGGAAAAAAGACGCCACGCCCCAGGGGTATAGGGCGTGGCGCGAAAGTGTTCCGCCGGGTTGTCGGACAGCGGAACATTCCCCGAGGGAGACGCGGGAAAACGGGAAAGCATTTCAGGCGGCTTTCTGCATTTCGGCATCGAACAGATGCGGATAGGCCAGGCGCAGATACATCATCCGGGCCGGCGGGATGCCGTCTTTACGCCACTGAGAAACGGCTTGTGCGCTCACTTTGCAGATACCTGCAACGGCGCAAGTGCCCCCGAGAGACTCAATAATTTTGCTTGCTTCAACTTCCATGGAAAGAATTAAAGCATGCTTGACAATGCTATGTCAACGATAATTGAATTCGCTAACTGTAATGTTTCAACCATGCTTTTACACGAACGCATCGCAGAAGCCATTCAGTCTGCACAGGACAGAGGGCATTCAATCAGAAAAATCGCTGACGACTGCGGCATCACCCGTCAATCAATTTATCAATGGAAGGATGGCAGCACCGCCATGATTGATGGGTCAAACCTTGTAACTCTTTCCGATCTGTCTGGTTATCATGCGCGGTGGATAATCAAAGGGACTGGGCCAAAAAAGTTTGATGACGACCCACCGCTAACACTGGCTACGCCACAGCAATTAACGGCGGAACTCATGCGTCGCTTGGCCCCTGGGGTACCTGTGCTTGAAAATGGCGCTATAAACAGCAACCCAAAAGCAAAGGCCTCTACCTCGTCCCAATAGTAGAGCGCCGCAAAAGAATAAAAGGGAAACCAAAACCTTTAACCAGGCTGGAGAAGTCGCTTTATGTTAAAACTTTCTTTGATCGCTTATTTAAAAACTACAACGACGATTCACCGATAAGCAAATACAAAACAAAGTGATCCAGGGAATGCCGCTTAATTGCGGCATTTTTTCGCCCTCGATAAAATTGTAAAGTTTGCTTGACAGTCAAATATCAAGCATGCTTTAATTCTCACGTCAGCACAGAAAGAGCCACGTTTTACGATCGGCTGGGCACCTCCACCACCCACCGACCGGGCCGCAGACCATTCCGCCTCCTTACCGGATTAGAGGTCTGGAACAAATGAAAAGGGAGTCTGGCGATCCCCTGGACGTGGCTCTTTCTGTGCTGATACCGATAAACCAACCGGAGGAAAATTAAATGTCCCCGATCAAGTCGCAAACGATGTTCGAGGGGGTGCTCGCCGAAACCAAGGCGCGATACGACGCGCACATTATGGCCCTGATGAATGGGCAGGCCGAATTCAAGAAAGCGGCGGCACTGATTGAACGGCTAAATTACCTTGGCGAAACTGAACTCGATCTGAACGCTCACTACCTATCCGAAAAGCTGGACTTGGTGGCCTATGCCCACCATTGCCGGTCGCAAGAGCAAGCAGTTTTTGACGCCTGTGTGGCCACCGGCCTGCCGTTTTCGATTTCGGCATCACATAGCGACGAGCTGCGGAATCTGATATTCGATGGATGCGCGCTGCGCATCGTTTTTAGAGACGTCATCGTGGCTTCCCTGCAGGTGGCCGCATGATCCGCCTACTCGGAGTCGTCCGCCGCACCCGAGCCCTGTTCGCCGTTCGCTGCCTCGAAATCGAGCTGCACGGCCAGAACGAGGTGCTCGCCGCCTCCCACGACGAGAAAACCTCTGTCGCCGTGCGCGTCGCCCGGCGTATGACGCAGCACGAGCTGGCGCGCGCTCGCGCCGATTACCACGCCCTGCTGCAGCCCGGCGACCGACGCACCTGGGAGCTGGCATGAATCTCTGGCTTTCGATATTCCTCGTCTGGCTGCTCGCCAGTCTGCCGTTTGCCTGGATTCTCGGGCGGATCATTCGCCGGGGCCAGGAATGAGCGACGACATTCTCAACATTGAGCTGGTACCGCCACAGCAGCGCGAGGCGTTTAACCTGGTCGTTGACGTTTTTCTGACCGACACGTGGAGGCAGGCGCTGGCGCAAGCCTTGAACATCCTCGCGCACCGCCACCCGGAAAAATCGCCGCACGAGCTGATGACGCTGATCATCGTCTCCGGGATCTGCGCGACGATTGATGAGGCCGGGAAGACGTGCCGGCGTCGGGATGGCGATTTCGCATGAACTCCGCCTATGCCTTAGTCGGCTTACTCGTCAAACTGCATGACGACATCGACCGTGCGGCTGATCTGGCACAGACCGAAGTCGCACATCACGTCACCCATGCCAGGCGCGCCATGGGTCAGCATTTTCGCAAAATTAACCGGGATATAAAAAATGACCAAAACACTCAATGACGTGCAGCGTCGCATCGAGGCGCTGCGTCTGACTGGCAGCGGCGTGGGTTGCCTGGACTCGTTTATCCGCTGCGCCAACAGCAATCGCACGCCGCTCGACTTGGCCACGATCAAGATGGCGCGCGAGATCGAGCAGCACTCGCCAGGATGCCGCCTGACAATGATCCGCCTGCTCGACCGGGAAATCCGCCGGCAGGAAATAGCCCAGTCTAAAGTACAGGTAGCGGCATGACTCAAAGCCGCAAACTGATCGCGCCAAAGCATCACTGGACGGACAGCGAGATCGCCATGCTCCGCCGCGATTACCACAAAACACCGACAGCGAAAATCGCCGAGGCTATGGGCGTCAAGCCCTACGTCGTCAGTGGAAAAGCGGCCAAGATGGGAATCAGGAAATCAGCCGAATATCTGGCCAGCCCGGCCGCGTGCCGCATGCGAGTGGATACGATTGGCGCCAGAACGCGCTTCCTGCCAGGACAAATACCGTGGAACAAGGGGCTGCGTGGAACCAATTACCCAGGCATGGTCGCCACGCAATTCAAGCCTGGTTATCGAGGCGGTCGGGCGATGGAGCGGTATAAGCCGATCGGCACCGAGCGCGTCACCATCGACGGCTACCTGGAGCGCAAGGTCAATGATGACATGCCGCTGCAAAAGAGATGGCGTGCCGTGCATATCATTCTCTGGGAGGAGGTCAACGGCCCGCTGCCAGCCGGACATGCGCTTGTTTTCAGAGACGGCAACAAGCGCAACATCAGCCTAGACAACTTGGAGCTGTTGACGCGCGCCGAGCTGATGCGCCGCAACAGTTGCCACAATCACGGACCGGAGATCGCCCAGCTCGTGCAGTTGCGCGGGGCCATTAATCGAATGATCAACAATAAGGAGACATCTGAATGCCCAACAACATAAGCGCCCTGCGCGAAAGCCTCTTCGCCGTCCTAGCCGGACTCAAGAGCGGCGAGATCAAAATCGACCAGGCCAAGGCGATCAACGAGACGGCGCAGACGCTGATCAACACGGCGAAAGTTGAGGTCGACTTCATGCGCGCCAGCGGCAAGGTGATCGACAGCGGATTTCTGCCCGCTCTTACGGATCCGGACGCAACTCCGGAGTCCGTGCGCAAGGCGCTTACCGCCACTGGACAGCAAACGACGGCGCCTACGCCTGGCGGCAACGTCATCACGCACCGGATGCGCGGATGATCGTCCTCGCGCTATTCCTGTCGACCTACCTGCTCGTCATGGCGCTCGGCGCGCAATCGCTGCTGGTCAATAACGGCAGGTATGTCGGGGCGTTTCTCAACAGCTTCGTCATCGGCAGCGGCAACCTGATCCTCTACAAGCTAGCGCCCGACGCCAGCGGCTGGGAGATCGCTGCATTTCTTTGTGGTGGGCCGTTCGGCATCTGTACCGCCATGTTTTTGTTACGCAAATATCACCGGAGAAACCCATGAAAAACAAAA